CTGTCGGTTATACAGAAACAGACCCACTAATTAGTTTTGATGATGTCATTTCCAATGCTAAAGGAGAAAACAATATGGAATTTGAACCGGAACCGTTACCTGACTCTAAGGAGGTCAAGCGTAGAGGTCGCCCGAAGAAAAGCAGTGAAGCTGCTGCTAAAGAGCGTGAAGATGACGTAGAGAAAGTTAAGTCAATCTTGACTGACCTACGTAAGAATGAATTGACTGGTGCTATTGAGTACACCGATGCTCAAGGTAAGACTGTTGCCTTGCAAGGTAATGACCTTGACTTGATGACTACCAAGATGGCATGTGAGCACGGGATATTTATTCCTGAACCTCGCATCAAGTCTGCTATTCAATATGCAGCGCAGAAGAATAGCTACTGTCCCATCCGTCGTTACCTTGATCACTGTGCTGCTCATGCAATCCCTCACAAAGATTGGGACCGTGTAGGTGAAGTCTTCCTAGGTAACAAGCACAGCATTGCCACCCTTGCCATGCAACGCATGATGATTGGTGCAGTTGCCCGTGCTTATAACCCTGGCTGCTCTATGTCCTGGCTACCCATCCTCGTGGGTGCACAAGGTGTAGGTAAATCAATGTTCAGTCGCAATCTTGTGCCTGACCTCCTGTTCTCAGAAGTCAGTACACCTCTCGACACATTGATGAAAGAGCAGTACAGACTGCACGTTGCTTGGCTACTAGAGCTACCTGAGATTGATAACTACTTCAACATCAGAAACATTGAGAACTTCAAAAACCTTGTGACTAGCAGGGTTGATGAAGTGCGTTACCCCTATGCATCTTTGCCATCCAAGCTGCCACGTCGGTTTGTGATGATTGGTACTACGAATAGGAACCAGTTCCTTGTAGATAGCACAGGCAACAGACGCTTTGTACCACTAGAAATTGGTGGTGGCTTTCAGATTCCTTGGAAGCAATTGTCTGAAGAACGTGATTGTCTATGGGCATCTGCAGTTGCTGCTTATAGAGGTGGCATGGGTTATGAGTTCAACAGTGGTGAGATTGCAGCTATTTCTGAATACATTCAAGAGTTTGGTGACCCTGACCCTTGGATGGATAAGGTTGCTAGTTATGTAGCAATCCGTGAGGAAGTTACAGCTGCTGATGTTCTCACACATGCACTAGAGCTTGACCCACGCAACCAAGGTCGTCGTGAAGCACGTCGTATTGCAGATGTTCTGCAGACGATGGGTTGGCGTCGTCTAGTTACCTCACGTAAAGACCCTGCCACTGGTAAGTCTAAGTCTGTACGTGTATGGCAACGTCCTAAGGATGACCCACTAACTGAAGACCATATTCTCAACGATTTTTAATATGTACTGGACATTTACTAGTAATAAAACAGGTGATGAAGTCACTGTTGAATGTGAGGGGTTTGAAGAAGCCTCTAACATTATGTTTGGTGATTTAGGTGATGGCACTGAGCCATACGACTATCACGAATATGAATTAACAGATACCGAATCGTAGCTCACTTAATTTAATCTTTTTCACTACACTTAACACTAAAGGTATAAATATATGAATTCAAATGACATCAAAATTGGCTTGCGTGTAGACATTGAAGGTAGAACAGCACTCGTTGTTGGTCGCCCTGAGTACTACACACCTCGTGCCAAGCTCGTTCGTATCAAGTATGAAAATAGTACTCGCTATGAATACAAACTTAACCATCAGTTAGAAGCACTGCCTACTACAGAGCAGTACCCAACTCACGGTGGTACCCATGTAAAACCTGAAGGAGATTTCTAATGGCTGAAGCTCAACCCTCAAAGAAGCGTGGCGGTCACGCTTACGGTAGACGTATCTTGCAACTCTCTAACACTGCTGAAGAGGGTGAGCTTTGTCTGTATACAGGTCACTCTCTCGGTAGGTTCTCTACTCACAGCATGCGATACGACAGTCACCAAGCGTGTACTCGTTGTGTTGCTTCTGCTCGTGAAGGTCGTATGTCATTTGATATTGACCGCTTGTTAAAGAAGCACCGCAAACGTGCCTTAAAGTTCTGGGCTCAAGTAGATATCGGCGCACCTGATGACTGCTGGCAATGGAATGGATGTATCAACAAACGAACTCATCAACCACAGTTCTCTTGGAGGCGACACGGCATTGCTAGTTCGACTCAACATCATCCACAACGTGTTGCTATGTGGTTCACCTGGGGTGATTTAGGCTATACAGGAGTCAAAACTACTTGCGGCAATAAGTATTGCTGTAATCCTTTTCACCTCATTCCACAGAACGTTGGTGTATTTGTAGACCACGACACCTATCTTGAAAGCTTTGAGACTGCCTGTGAGCTTCACACACTCAAGCAGCAAATTGCTGAGTATGTATTAGAAGAAGCACTCAAGGAACAAGAGCGGCTTGATGCCACTCAAGAACTAAATGCACGAGAAGACCTGATGCTTAATCCTGACACAGGGTTTGGCGATAGGTTTGAAGCAGTCATTACAGACATGCTTGCAGGTAGGCATGTCGTACAAATGAATACTGAACAAGAAGGTTTACATCGTGGTCCTGCAGATAATGATGAAAACCCCACGGAAGAATTTTAATTTACTTAACATCAAACAAGAGTCATTCCATTATGTCTAGACGCACTGACCTACTACAAAGTCTTCTCCAATCTGATAAGTTTGGCGATGAGAAATCACAAGAGCAAAAGTTCTTGGCAGCAACAGCTGAGCTCATCCTTACTGACCTAATCGGTATTGCAATCAAAGGTGTAGAAGCACAGGGTGCAGGCTCTCTTGTTATCAATCTCATGAACGACTCCACGACTTTTATGTCTGGCAGTTCTATTGAAGCTGATATTCACACTGCCGAAAGCGAAGAGGATTCTGATGTCCTTGAGTTCTTACGTGGTTTGATGCAAGAGATTGATGACAATGACTGGTCTACAAATGTATTAATTACCTTGATTAGTGATGCTGGAACAAGAACATTTGCTGTCGAAGCAGGAGGGAGCCAAGAAAGCTTCAGCTCGATCGCAGCAGAATTTATCTGACAAACTGAAAGCTTCTGGTTTAAAGCTTCCTCTCTACCCAACGCCACAGCTTATTGAGCGTGCGCGTGAAGTGATGGGAAGCATTGACTTTGACCCAACATCTGACCCTGTACAGCAGGTGTTAGTTGATTCAACGTCTGTTCCATCATTAGAAAGTAATCCGCTTAATGAGCACTGGCATGGGAACGTATGGGTTGCACCAAAGGGTGCTGTTCGTAACTCCCGTATCTGGTTAAACAAAACTATTAATGAGTATCGCAATGGCTATATCAATAGCTTTGTATTCTTTACCAGTGCATCTGAAATCGTAAGAGCTACTCCAGTTATCTGGGACTACCCAGTCTGCATCCCTTTCCGTAGGGTTAAACAACTCAGGGCTACGTCAACTGGCTTTGAGCCTGTGTGTCCATCAACTTGGAACGTCCTTGTCTATGGTCCACCACTGGATGCCATGATGAATGACATTGATAAAGTTTCATTGTTCCATAGTAAGTTCCGTGATGTAGGACGCATCATTTACAATGAGTTTGCAGGTGACAGCTGGGCTAAAGACCTAGAGTTCTTTGAAGAAAACAAGGGGAATATCTAATGAGCAAACATATATCTCCTGGTTTTATGTACGAGTTCCCGTCAGGTTTAACTGTTCACCCCTGCCGATTAATCCAACGTGATGGTACGTTGATGTGGAAACATGCACTGCTGCATCATGGTGAGCTAAACCTGCCTGATACAGAAGCACACGAGCAACACATAATAAAAACTGCTCAGCGCCTAGAGGAACTGAACAGTTGGGTGTCTCGTGACTTAGAACCATGGAATGGTTTGCAAGTCATTGCTTGGTACTCACCTCAAGTAGAAGAACTATCTGAAGGTATTGGTGTTTATTTTAAGCACGCTCAGTATAAAACTAATGAGATATTTGATACCTTGTCTTCACATATCCAGAGCCATGAGACCCTGGATGCTACTGATAGATACTTATATTTCAAGCGCTGTTGATTGCGCCCTAGCGGGCGCTTTATAACTATAGCGAATCTATTAGACGGTTCAGATACCAACGAGCCTTCTCTGCATCTTGCTTAGGGTCATCCTTAAGCCACAGTCGCAAGAGATACTTTAGTGCTTGTGCTTGTAGCATCCCCTCCTTAGGAGTTGGTGCATCTTGAATAGCCTCTTCAATAATTTCAATAGCTTCTTGCGTACCACGTGTGTAATGAGCAGGGCTATTGACAGCGTCAGACTTACCGTATTTAGTGTTAACAAAATCATCTAAGCCTGGGAAGTAAATTCCTTTTGGCTTAAAGTTCACGTTGTCCCAATCACGGTACTCTTCCAAATCTTTTTTAAACTTGTCGTAGTCCATATGTAGTCACATCTATATGTTTCACTACCTAATATAGGAGTGAAAGTACTATTTTGTGGATATGTCACTACCATTAGGAGACCCTACTTACATCAAGAATAAAGAGAAATACTTTATGTCAATCGCTAAGACAGTTGGTCTTGCATCAACCCATCCCAAGTCTCCTGGCGGTTGCATATTGGTACGTGACCGTGAGATTATTGGTGACGGTAGGTCTATACTTACTGCGTCCAAAGTTGAAGTTGATTGTCTGACATATGCCATTGCTACCTGCTCCAAACGAGGCACACCTACCGCTGGGGCTGTCGTCTATACCACTCGTTATCCATTCTCTGCCTCAGTCTTTCAGTGCTACCTCATGGGTATCAAAAAGATTGTAGTCCTTGCACATGAATGGGAACCATATTACAAAGATGAATTCCGTCGGGCTGCACGCCTAGGACGTGAACTAAGCATCGCTGTTGAACCATTGTTTGACGATGAAGACCCACGCTTTGGGGTTAACAAAGCACCTAAACGAAAACTTGAAAAAGAACTCTTTGATGCATCAACCTTTGATGTTGACGAGTACGACCCAAAAACTATTACTGAAAATTTAGATGACTACCAACCTCCTGTTTGACATTGAATCCACTGGCCTCTTACGCCGAGGCTCCACCATCCACTGCATTGTTGTGCGTGACATGAGCACATCCAATGACCCTATTGTCTTTGACTACAAGCCTGAGCGTGCTGTTGTTCAAGGCGTCAAGCAACTTGAAAAAGCTGATGCCCTTATCGGACACAACATCGCTGGCTATGACATCCCACTTATCAAAGAGCAGTTCCCTGACTTTGATTTCCAAGGTGAAGTACAAGACACTCTTGTCATGTCACGTCTGTACTATCCCAACATCAGTGACCGCGATTATGAGCGTCGTCCTGAAGGTATGCCTCAGCGTCTGTATGGACGTCACTCTCTTGAAGCATGGGGCTATCGCCTAAAGTGTTTCAAGGGAGACTTTGCAAAGAACGAGAGTAACGACTGGAGTACTTATACCCCTGAGATGCTTGATTACTGCATTCAAGATACGCAAGTAACACTGCGTTTATACGAATTACTACAACGGAGAATGGAAACATATGCCTAAGAAAACTAAGAGTCAAAGAAAATCATGGGCAGTTAAGTCTTTACGTAAATCATACGAAGCACACATGGCTTCCTTGCCTACTGACGGAAGCTATGACCTACTAGAAGAGCTCTCATCAGGTGCAATCATTACGCACTTGACTGATGTCTCACTTGATGAACTGAAGGAATATGTGCGTCGTGCATTTATTGAAAGTGCCCCACCATCTTTCATAATCCGTCCTACACTATTTACAACAGAAGATGTAAATACTTCACCCAATCTAATCACAACACTATGGAGAAAAGTATTTAATGCCTGATTACATCAAACTTGAAATGGATATGGCCATGTTGATGGCCCAGCAAGAAGCATCAGGGTTTCGCTTTGATATGGATGCTGCTGTGCGTGTACGTTCACAGCTCCAAGATGAGTTTGATTCTATTACTGAGGCTATCTCAAAAATCTATCTGTATGTACCGGGTAAAGTCTTTACCCCTAAGCGTGCAGATAAGAAGCGTGGCTATGTAGCAGGCGCTCCTATGACACGCCTGACTGACTTCAATCCGACGTCACGTCAGAACATTGCATGGGCATTGCAGACCTTCCGTGGTGCTCGTTTCACACGGGTTACAGAGACTGGTAAGCCCAAGGTTGATGAAGCAACACTCTCAGAAGTAAGAGACGTTGCATTGTCTGCTGGTAAT